CAGATCATAAACATCTGAACCAGGCTTCCATTTTAGAATAGGTAGGTAGAGGACTCGATTTTTTACATCGAATGCTGCGGTAGGGATTTTCTTGTGTTCAACAGTAATGTTCTCTGCTGCCATCAGTTTGGCGAGCATCGACTTCTGTTCTACTAAATCAGTTTTTTTCATCATAATATAGTCTCTCTTAAAGGTTTCTTTCTCACTCACTTCAACTACTATTTTACTAGATCATCAGCACTTTGTCAAGTCTTTTCTTCGCCTGGGGTGACTTTTTTGTAATTTAATACAACTTCATCTGTTCCAACTTCCAATCCAGCGGGTTCTTTGGAATAATCGCCTGTTCCATCGTCAAGATGTTCATATCCCGACAATTTGCCCGAATACTTCTTTAGAAATTCTTTTCTCATAATTTTCAACGATTTTGACATTTTTTTCCTTTCTTTCTCACTTCCATACTTATATTATAACAAGTCATCAACTCTTTGTCAAGTTCTTTTTTATTCTGTGTGGGAGAAATCTTTGGTAAGTTTTGTTTTGGGAACGTTTGCCGAAATCCATCCTAGAACTTCTTTCTTCACATCTGCTTCGGGAGCAATCGTTTTTCCTTCTTTTTTGAAGGTTAGGTAGGTAAAATCTGTGACAATTATATTGCCAGTTCTGGTTTTTATTGGTTTCTTTGTCTCAGGATCGACATAAGGAATGGTATTTTCTCGATTATTCAGAACAACACGAACACCTCCATTTAGACCTCTTGGAAGTTTTCCCTTGATTACATCATACATATTCTTTGCAGCACCTTCGTGCGACATCAACATTATATCTTCTGGAACAACTCTTTCTCTGTCACGATTGTTGAGAATCGAAACTGCATAGTTTGTTAGAACCCATGTAAGATGAATATTTTTTGACTGATATCCTGCTGCTTCCAGTTTTGGAATTATTGTTGAAATGTCACTTACATCTTTGAAAGTAATGTCAAACATGATATTAGGTAACTGTTTCGTGTTTGCATCTGCGAGCATAATATCGAGGGATTTGTCTCTGATCCCAAGTTTTTTCACGAACATATGAATTTTATAAACGTCTTTAGGATTTTTTAAATTCAATCCTTTTATCTCTGGATACTTATCTTGAAGGTCAGACATTTTTAAGAAAGCGGTTTTCCAAGCATCAACATCTCTTATCTTAAACTTTTCTGGCTCCATAAAATTATCTCGAGCAAATCCCTTGCCCGAACCAGCCCCACCTGCGAGAAAAACTATCTGTCCGTATTTCTTACCCTGCTGATAAAGTATGAGTTTTTCTTGTAAGTCGAGATATTGAGAGAATGTTTTCATAGAAGTATTTATAAACTCCCCATCTTTCGTAATGATAAATACTGGTAGACATGGCATTCTCCTAGAAAGATTGTTGATGTTAGGATGAGAAGAGCCTCCACAACTCTTTTCATCCGTCTACATATTGACTAGAAGTCTTTAATGTGATTTGACAACACTTCCAATTTATTTTCTGTGAAATAAGCAGGGAGTTTATTTCTATTACCGATTGGTTCCTCTTTATATTGTTCTAAAATACTACACGATAAGTGGAAGGGAGTGTATCTCAAGTCGATAAGTTCAGTATTTCTTTCATGTCTTCCAGCATGTTCTTTCGGTAACGAACCATTCATCCACAATTCAAGATTCTTTTTAGTTATGGGATTCTGACGAATTCTATCAACGATAGCATTGTCATCGCTAAGAACATTGGGCACACCATCTCCTTTATCTCCACGCAAAATATGCTCCTTTAGGTATTCTTGTGGGTCAACACCATTCAGAAATTTCTTTGTAGCAGGACTATACTGGTAGACGTTATCGTTCATCTGTAGTTGTATAAAATCTTTATCAGATGAAATAATTAATGTTTTTTCACCTTCCTCTCTTCCACGCAAAACTAAAGTTCCAATGACATCATCTGCTTCAGCACTATCAACATGGATTACTCGATAAGGAAAGTTTTCTTTGATTTCTTCTTTGAGTTGATTAAATATCTCAAAAATCTTACCCCAATCTACTGATGAAGCTTCTCTTCCCGATTTTCTCATTGCTTTATATTGTGGGAAAAGTTCTTTTCTCCAAGAGTGTTTTCCATCGCAACATATAACCAGTTCACCATATTCATTATGATGTTCTTTTCGATATTTTTTCAGACTATTCAATGTCATGTGTCTAATAATGTCTATATCTGCTTTACCATTTTTCATAGACATAGATGCCGATGCAAATAGTATTTGACTCATATCAACTAATATCATTTTTGTCTTCCTTTTTTAAATTTTTTATTTCAATGTCAATTTCTTTCAATCTACCTTCGATTTCGGCATTACTTGAAACATCGAGCTCTCCCCGAACTTCTGATAAACAAAGCATTTCATTCAATAAACTTTTTCGTGTTCTCATAATCTTTTCTTGTTAGTGTTAAATTTGTCTATTGTCATGGAAGCAATCTCTATGAAATTATTTTTCCATGACTTCAAATTATGTTTTTCCCATGTCATATCTTGAACTTCCTTCCTATCAACTTGAAATGTTTTTACAGCATCAATCAGAGCATCTTTGTCATTACTCTTTATCTTTTTACAATGACTCGAACTTGCAGGAATATGTTCCGAAGCGTGTTCTCCTGTTTTGTTACAATTCAAAATTATTGGAACACCATGTGCTAAAGATTCCAGAGAAGAAATTCCCCATGTTTCATAATCACAAGTTGAGAAATAAGTTTTAGCTTTCCCCAAATTATCCATCACCACATCATAGGGCTGATTCCAAATTGTATTATCCCGATTTTTGTTTTTCTCATAATAAGCACCATCGTCATAATCAGTTTTAGATGTGATTACTAATCCATTTAAGTCAGTTCCTTTTATAAAATCATGTAATTTAAATGGATATTTCCCACTATAACATCTACCAATCGTAACACAATCATATTCTACATCTTGTATCTTTGGTTTTTCTCCTTCACAGAAAGAAGGATTGATATAATGTTGAACAGAAGGTAATGTTTGAGACAGTCTTTTTGCTTTTACTTTATATCTATTTCTTTGAGATTTGGAAACAAAGCAAACCGAATGTCCTTTCTTATCTGCATTGTCCCATCTTTCAAGTATAGACATCATAGGATACATACAATGCTCTAGTATCATTATGGGAATATTAGACTCCAGTAATTTCACACCAGAAAATATTGAACCAGAAAAATTAGATACGATAATATCAGCATTAATTTCATTTGCTTCATCTAATATGTCGAGACTAATTCTATTTCTCTCTCTTATAGAATATTTTAAAGCAGCAATAGGTATTTGATGAACTACCACATCAAAATGATTATTCAAGTGTCTACAGAATAACTCAGCACCGCCGGTTATCATGGGGTGATTTATATCATTATCATACAAATCTACAAATGGTAATAAAATCTTCATCAGTCTTTCCAGCAATACATTGGATGTTCTTGAAACGTATCGAATATGTTTGGGTGCTTCATCAATGCTCTACGATACGGTGACCATTTGATTCCTCTACCCCAACCAAGTTTTGTCATTATTTGAGACTTACTCAAAACTTTTTCTTCTCTAATCCACTCAACAATTTTTTTGAATGTATCCGATTCTCCCATTGTCTTTGTCTGTTCTAATAGTTCATCGATGTAAGAACTCATTTCAACCATCTTGTCTTTGTATATTAGTTTTTTTGAAATCCAATCTTTAGCAGATGCCGCTTGTTCATTTCTATATTCTATATCGTCTAAAAATAAATTCAGTAGATTGATTGCTATCTCATTATTTTCAAAAAAGTCAGCACTAGGGCAAAGTTCTTTGTAATAAGTGTCATTATACATAATATATGGTACACCATTCATCATACCATCTGTAGTTGCTACACTCCATCCACCATACTTTTGTTTGGGTGAGAATCCCACACAGCATCTTTTCAGTTCATTATAATACCATTGTTTGTCACCCTTAGTGGTATAGACAAAACTCTCTCTAGTTCTATCTTTCGTTTCCCAAAGTGGAATCCATACTTTGAAGTCTTGTCTTTCTTCTCTTAGTGTATCGATTACTTTTAGAAATCCATTGAAGTTTTTGTAAGTATCTGGGCGATGATTGAATACTATAATCTTTTCTGGATTTTCGTTTATGTCATCTGCTATATCTTCTTTATCCACACCCAAATGTTGAACTTGTAATATCTTATTCAGTTTTACAATAATATCATCGTTGAATGTAAGACTTGCTTGTTTTAGCACCATATCTTTTTGGTGCTGTGTATTCAAATAACATCTTTTGTATTCAAGCAATCCCATTATATTTTTCATGAAACTATCCTTTGGCCATGTTACAACTTCTTTCAAATCAAACCAATGACAATACCCAAATACAGTTGGAACATGATGTGTTACATTGTGCATCACGTTCACCAAGTCAAATGTATGCTCTGGTAAATGAGACATCACCAAGTCAAAATCCAATTTATGTTTGATTATCTTTTGCATCAAAGGCACATCAAAATGTGACCTCATAGTTTGTGGGTATGTTGGTAGGTCAATGATATGCTGAGTTACATTTACATAATCCAGTTTGAGTCTCTCTGTCAATATCAAATAAAACCACAAGTCATCACGAATAGCGTTCAGTTCCTTGATTTGATTTTTGATAACTTGAACGAAACTATCCCTCTCAAGATTTTCTTGGAAAGTTATATTAGGATACACCAATATCCTGACAACTTTTTTTGTGTTAAAGGTCTGGTCTTTTGCCGTGTTTATGACTGAAGGTAAACTCATCGTATTATATCAATTTTATTGATTGAATCTTCATTCCAAACTTCTAGTTCAGTTCTCAATTTCTTTTCCACAATCATCTTATTGTATCGTTTTGTAGCATACTTCTTCCACCACTTTACAACATTCTCTAACTCAAATCTATCAAAGTTCTCCGCTTTTTCAAGCACTTCTGTCTTTCCTAGCAGTACATCTTTAGCATTTGAATATCCATACTCACTCATGTAAAATCTTTTTTGAGTTGTAACTCCTGTCGCTTTTTTCATTGCTTCACAGAACTCATTGTATTTCACAGTATCGGTATCTTTCAAAGAAGACTTCACAGTTCCAACCATTTTGGTTTGCATCTTCAATTTTCTAGATGAAGCTGCTTTGTGTATAAGTTCTTCTCCATCATTTTTTCTAGTAAACCATTCCTTCAACTCCACATATATTTCTTCTCCGAGCGTCAACAAAAAAGATGAAACAGTATCACCCTTGTATCTCAAAAAGGGTTTCATTCCATCATACATTGAAGCACCCTTGATGTTTCCATAAAGAGAAGTTGTTTCAAAGAGACAGAATTCTGTGTTGTATTTGTCGTTTATCATTCTGCGGATTTTATGAGAACAACAAATCCCTGCCAATAATTTTCCACCCAAATAATTATATCCAAATGGTTGTATAGGAACAATGTTGAAACCCATAATTGCTCGTTTATTGAAAATGGGAAGGTCAGGAACACCACCAAGATAATCGTTTCTTGGTTTGGAGTTTATCAGTGGGGAACCCAAGCGAATAAAACCAACTACAGTATTTGTATTGGTTTCAATCACAAGTATCTTAACTGTCTTGCCTGGGTTTTCATCGGGGCAAAAAGATGCTGTCTTTTCTAACATAACATCATAATCAAACTTTGAATCGTTTTTCAGAACAATATCAAAATTCATTTCTTCTGGACTCATATCAAAGGATTGGAACATATCATTTTCCACACCCATGCCTGGCAAACTTGCTGGTAATTTTTTTATTCGTTCAAGTTTTCTGGTACGAAAATAATCATCAATTCGACCAAAATTATTGAAATAATTTATCAGTTTGTCTGCCGCCCAAATCGCGTCTTCTTTTATTAGTTTCATAGTTTAATTATAACAATAGGGAGAAGAAAAGTCAAGTCAATCTTGATTGTGGGATTTTTTTGGGGGGATCTTATCGTTATCGGCAAAACACTGTTCTCTTGTCATAGTCTCAAAAACTTTCCATAATTTTTTCATTCTTGTTTCGTGCAATTCACTCAGACCAATTAGAACATTTGAAAGTTCATCATCTGTCATTGGGCCATCTGGATCATCATAATGTCTTTCTGCTATAGCATCCAAATCATCCTTTGTCTGCCAAACATTTTGAATTTCTGTTTCTAAATCAAACCCATCGTATTTCATAATTATTCTTTTTCAAGTATTGTTGTAATTTCCTGTTCATGTTGTGTGTAAAAATTAACTATCGGCAATCGATCTGGCTTCGGGTGCTTTTTTGTCGAGAGGTTTTTCGGAGATAGTTGTTTTTTTTCCTGTTCCAGTATTGGTACTTTCGGTTTTGACTGTGGATCTTTCAATCTTTTCCTCTTTGGACATTGATTTTTTATCACCATAACCATCTTTGTACCAACCGCCACCTTTGAGATGGAAACTACCCAAACTCATTATTCTAGTAGCTGGTTGTTCGCAAAGAGAACATTTTATTGTTTTGATTGTTGATGTGATTTTATCAAACTCTTCGGTTATCTCATCACATACATCACATTTATATTCGTATATCGGCATAATTATTCACCTTTTTTAGTCTCATTTGCTACAGAATTAGATAGATCTTGCAGACTGTTCGGTTGAAATCCGGGCAACTGCTCTTGTACCAATCCGTTAATTTCAGTTTGACTTGGCATCCCCCCATTTGCAGAAAGTCGAAAACTCCCTAAACTCATAATTCTATTAGCCGGTTGTTCGCATAAACGACATTCTATTGTTTTAGTTGTTGATGTGATTCTGTCAAATTCTTCAGTTATTTCATCACAAACTTCACATTTATATTCGTATATTGGCATATTATTCGCTCCACCATTTTCCTATTCGACCACCATGAAGGTAAACATCTTCGTGGCCTTTATTAAAAACTTTAGCAACTGCTGCTAAAGATTGTTGTTTGTCGTTAGTTCTAAAATAAGGTTTATCACCAATCGTAACTTGATACCTCATAAAGTCAATCCTGTTATCGATGAAAGATACATATTTTCCATATCTCTCTTAGGTTCAAGAATTATTATAACGTGTTTATTATCTAAAGTAATTTTATCCAACTTCCCCCCGACACTCCAAGGCACTAATCCAATTCCCACTTGTCCAGAAGCATTTGGTGCTATCGCCTGAATTGATCTTGGTTCTTCTAATATCAAAAATCCATCTTTACTTTCTTCCATTCTTGTTATTAGTTCTTCTCCAGTAATTAGTTTCAATACTTTTACATCATTTGCCATTGTTATAACTGCTCCTTTAACGTAGTTACATATTTTAAAATTGAATGGTCAAGACCATCCGTTTGTGAAATCAGTTTCCATACTATAATTGACGTTTCAATGTTGTTACATACTTTGAAATAGAATGGTCTAATCCATCTGTTTCAGAAATCAGACCGTTATCCTTATCCGGCCCCCAATCCAATGTTTCAACATTTATAAAAACTCCTGTATGACGATAA